CTTATATTTACACATATAATCTTGGATCGTCGGATTTTATCCGATCAAATCTTATATGTACAACATCTTATACGGCTTCCCAGTCTTCTCCTTGCCACAACAGGGCTTCCGCTTCTCTTCTTCGCACCAGCCCGTCTAAAACTTTACCATCTGCGCGGTTCCAACGTTTTATCTGATAAGGAATATCAGCCCGGCTGCTATCACTATCATCGTTAATACGCTGAAGAAGAGTAGACCTCCGTAAGTTAGTTCCACCAAGATTGTAGACCCAAGAAACGAGCGCATCGAACTGGTTTTGTTTAAGAGGTACCTTGACAAGTTTTTGTATTGTGGCTTCAAAATCTTCAAGGTCTTTCTGTAAAAAAGACTCAGCTTCAATCTGTGTGCAGGTATCTCCTTCCTGAACGCCCGCAGTGTGTCCATAACCGATTGTCCATACGGACGCGCTGCACTGATAAGCCTCAAGCTCGCAGCCTTCAAATTTTTTGATAAGAGCAATTCCTTCCGCACTTGTCTTCATCCTAGCTCCATTTAATATAAGAGAAAGACTACCACACACCCTTCATTTTTTCTCAGATGTTTCACGTGGAACTTCAACATAAGCTTCATTAACGTCAGGCGTTGATTCATCGTCCCCGACAAACCGGCCCTTGTCGTCTCTTGCTCTTACTAAATCAACTTCTTTTTTAGCAAATAATTTCAAACTAATACGCTTTAACCATTCAATCATTTTATTTTGATACCCCTTTATATTTTTCAAACGAGCGCAACGAACCAAGTCCCAGCAATCCGCCTAAAACAGTAAGGAGCGACGACATGTCAAAGTCCGGTAAGTCCGGTATTTCCTGACCTGCATAGCTTAGTATAAATATTAAAAGCGGTTGAAAAACAAAGTGCCATCCGAAAGCGATTGCACAAACCCACCCGACCAAGGGCCTCCAAGACGACTGAAACCAGTTTCCTTGGGCCTCAAGCTTGTTGACCTCTATTTGAGCGAGGGCGACCTGATGCGCCTGTTTTTCGGCCATCGTGGCAATTTCGTGGGCCAAAGCGTTTTTCTGGTCTTTGTCCTCTACAAACTTGTCTAAAAGACCGGTGACTGGACCAATGAGTGCTTGCAACATTTGCGGCTCCTTATCGTCTACTCATAAAGGCAGTAGCCCCGAAATACGCGGCCACTATTGAAGCTTGTGCTATATAGAACAACCCTAGTAAATCAGAAAGAGCTTGTACTCTTGAGTCAGGCATGGCTGGAAGCATTAAAAAAGCCGAAAACAACACCATGCTAATCATAGCAACCCACGCCATTTGCTTTTGGCTGTCGGCTTTTTCTTCCCGTAATTCAAGCTCTACTACCTGTTGATGACGCTCTAATTCTTCGTCGGTTACTTCGCCGTCACCGTCTAGGTCATACTTTGCATACTTACTGGTTCTTTGTAGCTTTTTTACCATACCAAGTTACATCCATTTAAAAACAGCTACGACTGTAATAATAAACGGGTATACGCCCCACAACATCAACTCTAATTTATCAAATCTTTTAGAACCAGACTCTAGCCGCTGTTCAATGTTTTGATAGCGCAATAAACATTCTTTTTCATGGCTATCAATACGAGCTATTGCATCATCTACGGTAGGCATACTTAATCACCATTTGACCCTATCCGCCCAATACGCTGCTGACATTTTGCCTTTCGCTATGTTCTTAGCGTGACGCGCCTTAAAACTTGCGCGTTTGCGCTTTATAGCTGCACTTTCGCCCTTTTTAGGCTTACCTGCTGTTTTCGCACCTTGCTGTCCAAACCGTATGGTTTTAACTTTGTCCCCTTCTTTAGCTACCACAATATGACTTTTTGTCGGGTGGTTTGGAGTGCGCCTTGGCTTGTTGTAACCTTCAACTTTCGCACGTTTTAGCCTTGGGTCTTTTTCTTTAGCCATTATCGAACAAAGGAACCAATGCCTTGTTGAAAAGGTACTGGACCCCCTTGGTTAAAAACAGGAAGCGGTAATTTTCCTACATTACCACGACCATAATCATCATCTGCCACAATGGGCAATATTCCTACATCACCATCTGAGGGTGGCGGCACCGGACTAAAAGGACTTGGTGGCGGAGCCTGAATCGTATTGACGGGCGATCTTACAGGGTCCCCTTCAATCCACATGGTTTGTTCATTGCCTACAGGTCCGTATGTAATTGGAATCATTTGTGGCTTTTCAAAAGGATCTTTTACTGTAATAGGGTCATCATAAGACGGGAATACCGGGTCCCGCACTACCGGGGTAATTACGTTCGGGTAAATCTGGCTTGCGGGTAAAGGATAGGTGGGCGTTTGCGGTTGGAACCCGCCCGGACCAAAAATAGAGGGGGTCGGGGTGCCTGTGGTATCTGTGGTATCTGTGGTATCTGTGGTATCTGTGGTATCTGTGGTATCTGTAGTGGTTGTAGTGGTTGTATCACCCGGACCAAAAATAGAAGGAATTTCTCTTTCTGACTGGTTGTTGTAGTTTTCTCCCGGTTCACGCGCAAAAGTCTCTGGACCCATCACGTTACCTAACTGATCAAACGTACTACCGGTGCCACCATAATTATCACCTTCGTAGGTGATGGGAACTTCTATCTCACCAAAAGGTCCGGAAATCATTTTAGTAGGAACCCCACGAAAAGGGTCGCCCGCCATAGCCCGAACATTTGTGTAATTTGCTGGATCAAACAAAGCGCCACCTTCCGCCATAGCACGGACCCCGGTGTAACCCTCTGGATCGGGCAAAGAACCTATGCCTTGCATCGCATACTGCTGCTGCATTATAGGAGCTTGAAAAAAAGAGGGTGGCTGCTCAAGACGACCATAATCATCATCAGCAAAAAACGGCCCGTGCAAAAGTTGCAAAGCGCGGCGATTAGCATCGCTGTCTAAAAACCCCTGCCCGCCAGTTACGGGACCTTGAGGTAGCTGTATGGGCATAGCGTTGCCCAAAGGCTGTGGGTTAGAATCAAACGTTCTTGTTGTTGGGGGCGTTGGATTATAAATATCACTGCGCCCTCCAAAACGGCCCGGCCCCGGCCCTCCCATTTCTTCTCTAGGGTCAGATATTATTCTTGTGGGAATTCCGGGATCAGGTGGAGGTGGCCTAAACCGTTCAGGAACTGTATCAGTCATTACCGGTGGTAAAGAAGGAGGCGGCGTGTATTGATCTCTTGAAAATATTTTGTCTACATAACGCTGCGGCATACCATACTGAGCGGCTTGTTGCCGCGCTTGCGCCATTTCAGCTTCTATGGACGCTCGAACCTGTGCCTCTGTCGGAGGGTCTATTGGTCTTTGAATCCCATTCGGAATAGGCGGAGGCGGAGATGGACGCTCCAGATCATACCTGTCTTTTGCTTTTTCAATTAATCCTTTAAAAATCGCCACGATAGCCCCTTACGAGTAACCCATGTACCCGCCACCTTTCACAGCAGCGCCCATACCTCTGGCAGTCATTTTTTTCATTTTTTCCGGAATGGCAACATCTTTTGTGGTGCCATAAGGAATCCTACCTTGACCCTTGATATCGGCATAAGGAACAGCCGCAGGAGGGTTGGTCGGAGTGTTTGTCACTATCTTTACCGTTCTAGCCATGTTAACGCCCCTGTTGTTTTAAAATTTCACGTTCTCTTGCTGCTGCTATTCTAGCCTCAGTTTGCGCTTCTTGCGAATCCAAGCGTTGGTTAAACTGTCTATCACGCATAGCAATAGTCTCTGCATCAAGCTGTACCTTGGTTTGATCAATCTGAGCATCCGCTTGATCACGCTGCGCTCGTAGCTGCAATTCCTTCTCTTTCAGTGCAATCAGAGGATCTGGTCCTTCCTGACCCGCGCCTGATAACTGCTGAGAAAGTTGTTGAACCTGCTGCATACCCTCTGCAACAAACTGTGCCGTCAATGCCTCTACCTGAAGCATCTCTTCCGGCGACATCGGCTCCCCTTCACGCTCCGTCACTTTCTGCATATACGCAACCGCCGCCCGTTCACGAGCCGCCAGCTTAACATGCTCCATGACGTGTTTTTGTAGTTGTATGGCGATTGGCGGTAAATTAGCTACCATCGGCGTACCACCGAAAATCAAATGCGACATAATGTGCGCTTGGTGATCCTGACCCTCAAAAGCTTTCAATTCCAGCATATTCATGGAGTTGATGTTCTCTTGGGCAGGGTCCGTAGGCCGTGGATCAGGGACCGCTTTCATAATGCGATCAATATCCGTCACGCCCAACGCTTCATACATATCACGATATACTTCGTGCAGGTTATGCAAATCCGGCGCAGCCGTTGCAAGCTGTAACTTACTTTGTGCCAAAGCAATCCGTTGTGCCTGACTAAACGTATTAGGGTTACTGACCGGAATAACATCAATGCGGTCATCAAAATCCTCTGCCATAATACTACGATCTGCCCCGGCGACCGCATACGGGTACTCTGGCGGCAGACTTTCGCCCATGACCCGCGCCAGAATCTTAAATTCCACCCGCATGGCGTAGTGCAAGCGTTTGTGTACAGCACTCATTACCCGTGAGCCTTGCTCAATCATTGCCATCGTCGTGCCAACAGCCGCTGCTTGATTACCATCACCAATTTTCATGTCAGTAATAGTGGCAAAACGCTGACCAGCCTGAACAACAAAGCCTAATAGCTGAAACAGGGTGGGATCGGGTCCCTTGAAGGGTAAGGGCATCAAACTATCCCGAATTGCCCCGCCGGGAGCGTCTACATCCCTGAATTCACCGGGCTGGAGGGGATCATCATCGTCCCTGATCCGTAGGCCACGGGCCTTGAACCCTGCGGGCAGGTTACTGAGCGTCCCCGCGTCAATTAATTGCCGTAAAGCAGAGGTTGCAGTGCGGGAAAGCCCGCCAATCGTGTGAATTAGCCCTAATCCGTAGAATCCGAAGCCCGGAAGGAACTTATAATGGACAAAATACTGAATTTTCTTCTTTAATTCGTCATTTTCGGCGTAATTTCTACGAATCGACAGTATTTGGCCGTTATCTTCCGATATGGTGACAATATATGGGATTTTTATACCCGTAGGTTCCCCATCTTCGTCCACATCTTCGTACCCTTCGAGGTCTAAATTAACGTGAACCTCTAAAACAGTGCAATCATAGTCATAATTACTGGGTTCAACCCCGTCAACGTAGTCAAGTTCTTTGCGAACCTCGTCAATCGAGCCTTGTGCGGGTAAAACCTCTATATCCCGGTACTGTCCTGCAAGCTGTTTCTTCTTCAGATCGTTCAAAGACATGCGAACAACCTGCGTAATGTTCTCGCAAGTGTCTAAATCCGACGTTTCGTAGGGCACAACAAGGTTTTCCGCCGGTACAAACCTACTGACACACCGGCCCATCGCCTCATCATAGTAAATTTTCTTGAATGTGCTCCCTGCAAGCGGCAGATAGAACAACATCTGGTCCATATCGGGGGTGTAATCCTCCATAACGGACGTGATGTAGTAGTTCATAAACTGCTGAACGCGCCGGGCCTGATCTTTTTTCTCCAGCGTTTCCTCGCCCATAACCTCCGTTTTTACAGGGCCACGGGATGGCAGCAATTCATTAAAAGCCTGTGCCTGAAACTGCGTTGCAGCTTCCGCTAACAGAGGATGAGTTACACCGCTGGAGCCTCGAAAGGGTTGTTCGCGCTCTTCGTAGTTAAAACCAAGCAGTTCCAAACCGTTGGCATACGCATCTTCCCAGTCGTGACGCCCTGCTTTGTTGGCCTCAAACTGCTCAAGCAAGTTGCTGGAAATGGCCCCCAGATCACGGTCGGGTATCTCTTCGGCTAG